GCAAGAGAACAAGGAAGTATAATCATATTTCCATCTTTTGTATATCATCAAGTCACACCAGTCACCAGAGGAATGAGACATTCATTAGTAGGATGGATAGCAGGCCCAACATTCAGATAACCAAAATCGACAATACTCATATTAGGATAGATGCAGATGAATCTATCAAGAGAGAGTTGTCTGATTATTTTACCTTCCCAGTGCCTGGCGCAAAGTTTATGCCTTCTGTTAAGAACAAATATTGGGATGGAAACATAAGATTGTTTGCACAAACTACTGGTAAGTTGTATGTTGGACTATATTATGCACTAGAACAATTTGCAAAAGATAGAGAGTACAAGGTTGAAGGATATCAATGGGAGACTGATTTAGAGACTCCAGACTTTACCGATGGTCTTAATATGGGATTCCCACTAAGAGATTATCAAGTAGAAGCAATATCAAGAGGTATTAAGTATAGAAGACAATTGTTAGTATCTCCAACTGCAAGTGGTAAATCTGCAATCATCTATTGTATTGCAAGACATTTCATATCAATGCATAAAAAGAAAGTATTAGTAATTGTACCTACAACATCATTGGTAGAACAAATGTCAAAAGACTTTGCAGATTATGGATATAATAGACCTATCGACAAGATGTATGGTGGTGCAAAAGTAGGAGAAACAGATATAGTTGTTACTACATGGCAAACATTATCCAGAATGCCGAAATCATTCTTCGATGGTTTTGGTGCAGTCTTTGGTGATGAAGCACATTTATTTAAAGCAAAAGTACTTACTGGTATATTGGAAAAGATGAAAGACATAGGTCACAGGTGGGGTCTGACAGGAACACTCGATGATACACAAACCCACAAACTAGTTCTCGAAGGTTTGTTCGGCCCCACCCATTATGTGACTACAAGTGCCGACCTTATGGATGAGGGTGTTCTTGCAGAGTTAGATATACAGTGTCTAGTACTCAAATATCCACCAGAGGTATCTAAAGAAGTAGTATCTATGGATTACCCTAGAGAAATGGAATTCCTTGCTGGTAATGAAAAGAGAACTCAATTTATAAAGAATCTTACATTAGGTCAGAAAGGTAATACATTAATACTATTCCAATATGTAGATAAACATGGAAGAAAGATATTCGATGCATTCGAAAAAGCAGGTATCAAGTCATTCTTCATATATGGTGGAACAGACACAACCAATAGAGAAAAGGTCAGAGAGTTGATGGAAAGAGAAGATGGATGTGTAATCATTGCATCATATGGTACTTTTTCTACAGGTATAAATATTAAGAACCTACACAACATTGTGTTTGCAAGTCCTAGTAAATCTAAGATTCGTGTATTACAATCAATTGGTAGAGTTTTAAGAACAAGTAAAGATAAGGTCAATGCAACTCTTTTCGATATTGCAGATGACTTAAGTTATAAAAAGAAAGAGAATTACACTCTTAGACACTTTAAAGAACGAATAAATACATATAGTAAAGAGAAGTTTAAATATACAATACATGAGGTGAAGTTTTAGTTATGATGAAAAAGTGGTATCAAATACTATGGGGAAGTCGTGAAGAAGATGAACTTGTTCAAAGAGTTCAACAAGTAGAGAACAAACTACATGGTATGGGTGATATAACAGATGAACCAGCATATCAAAAAGATGCTGACCCAGATGAATTAACAATAGAAAATGCATATAAAACTCGATGGATATGGTATCATACAATATTAGGACTTCTTATGTTAATGGCTAATATGATTATGTTAGCAATATTCTTACTTCTCGCAATAAAACTATGAATCAATACAGATACATCAAATTAAGAAATGGTGAAGACATCATTGCAATTACTTCTGTAAAAGAAGAAACTGGAACTGTAGAAATGACACTTCCATGTAATGTTGGTCTAAATCCATCTGTAACAGGTAAAGGTACAGTTATAAAATTGTCACCTCTTGTACCTTTTACTAGGGATGATAAAATTATCATTGCAGCTTCAGAGGTTGTTTATACGACATCGATTGATGATAAGTTTATTGCATTCTATGATAAAGCATGTAAAGATTGGATTCAACTTAGGGATGAGGTTGGATTAGATGTGATGTCTCCTAAACAGGAATTAGATAGAGGACAAGATGCACTTGCACACCTCACTAATATGATGAAACAGGAACGACTACTTCCAGAAGAAGAACTATCCTTAGAAGAAGAGATGGAATTAATGGAATATGAGGAGTCTCAAAAGAAGATACTCCATTAGTATATTCTCTCTTTTCCCACGATACATATCTAGGGTAACACGAGAATTACAGCCTGTCAAGTCTTTTTTTTTAACTTGACAAATACCAATATAATGAGATAATAGATATATGACTAAAAGGACAAAAGCAAAACCAGAACATTATGTAAACAACAAAGAGTTTACGGCTGCAATCGCAGAACATAACCAAGCAGTTAAAGATGCAGTTGCAAAGGGTGTTGAACCACCAAGAGTTACAGAATATATTGGAGAATGTATCTATAAGATTGCAACCAGATTATCAACTAAACCAAACTTCATTAACTATTCTTATAGGGATGAAATGATTTGTGATGGTATCGAGAACTGTTTACAATACTTAAATAACTTTAACCCAGAGAAATCACAAAATGCATTTGCATATATAACCCAAATTATATACTATGCATTCTTAAGAAGAATTCAGAAAGAAAAGAAACAAGCTGCAATCAAACATAAGGCAATCATGAATAGTGGTATCCTTACTGATGCAGTAGGAAGTATGGAAGGAGACTCTACAGTTTACGATAACTCGTATGTTGAATTCCTACAGAACAATCTTGAAGAACCCAACTACAAACCTAGAGGTAAAAAGAAAAAGGTAGAAGATGCCAGACCAACAGGTGTAGAAAAATATTTTAGTTCAGATAAAAAGAAATAAATGAAATTTGCAGTATTGAACGACACCCATGCTGGTGTCAGAAACGATAGTATACATTTCCACGAATACATGAGAAAATTCTTCGAAGAAGTTTTCTTTCCTTATTGTGTGGAGAATGATATTAAACACATAGTTCACTTAGGTGATTACTTCGACAAAAGAACTGGAATCAACTTCCTATCTTTACAAAGAAACAAAGAACACTTTATTCAACATCTTATAGACAACAAGATGACTATGGATTTAACTGTAGGTAATCATGATTTGTATTATAAGAATACTAGTGAAGTAAACTCGTGTGATGCATTACTTAAATATGATAACATTACAATTTACAAAGATACAATCACCAAAGATTATGATGGATGTCTTATTACACTATTGCCTTGGATTCATAAAAACAATATAGAAGATACATTGGAACATTTAGAACTTACTAATGCATCGATAGGAATGGGACATTTAGAAATAGAAGGTGCAATGATGATGCCTGGCTATTACTCTTCTCATGGTCTTGGGTTCGATACATTCAAAAGATTTGAACATGTATACAGTGGTCACTTCCATACTGGTTCTACAATGCAGAACATAACCTATCTTGGTTCTCAAATGGAATTTACTTGGTCAGATTATAATGACCCCAAAGGATTCCATATCTTTGATACTGATACGAGGGAAATGACTAAAATTAAAAACCCTATTCGTATGTTTGAAAAAGTATTTTATGATGATTCCAAATATACTCAAGAAGAAATACTTGCAATGGACTTTACTCATTTACAAGACATGTATGTAAAAGTTATTGTTATTAATAAAGAGAACCCATATTGGTTTGACTTGTTCATTGAAAAATTAAACAAAGCAGAAGTCATAGACTTCAAGGTTGTAGAAGACCACGGCAATCTTGGTGATATGTCAGATGAAGAAATGGCATCAGATGCAGAGGACACACTTACAATATTAACTAAACATATCGAAGGAATGGAAATTTCTGGAGATAAAACAAAACTAGAAAATCTAGTTAGGTCTCTTTATACAGAGGCACTTGATGAAGCTTCATGATAAAATTTAAAACAGTTAGATGGAAAAACTTATTATCTACAGGTAACCAATTTACAGAAGTCTTTCTGGGTAATCGAAAAGCAACCCTAATCTTGGGTGAGAATGGTAGTGGTAAATCTACAATGTTAGATGCACTATGTTTTGGATTATTCGGCAAAGGGTTTCGTAAGATATCCAAGAACTCACTTATAAACTCAGTCAATCAAAGAGGGATGGTTGTTGAGGTTGAGTTTGCTATTGGGTCAAAGCAGTATCGAGTTGTTCGAGGTGCAAAACCAAATCTATTTGAGATATTCTTGAACGATAGACTTATCAATCAAGATGCAAAGATGAGGGACTACCAAGAACAACTTGAGAAACAAATCCTAAAATTAAACTACAAGACATTTACTCAAGTAGTTATTTTAGGTAGTTCAACTTTCACACCATTCATGCAAATGAATCAGAATGATAGAAGAGGTATTATAGAAGATATTCTAGATATCAATATCTTTACTATTATGAACAACTTGTTAAAGACAAGGATGACTGCATTGAAAAGTGAACTTCACGATTTGGATTATGAAATCCGACTTTCAGAAGATAGAATCGATACCTACAAAAAACACATCAAGTCTCTTGGTGATAATCGTAGGCAAAAAATTGATGAGTTTAATGAAAGTGTTGACAAATCACAAACTCATATTAATGAAGTACAAGAAGAATGTAATACTTTGTTAGGAGAGGTTGGTGAACTACAGAATGAATCTTCGGATAGTGAAACAGTAAAACAACAACTAACCAAGACTCTTGAAATGCAAAAGCAATTAGACAATGCAAAAGAAAGAGGTATCAAGGAGATAGAATTCTATGAGGATAACGAAGAATGTCCCACATGTCACAGAGATATGGAGAACGAGTTTAAACAAGAGAAGATTCAATCAACAGAAAGTAAAGTCCAAGAAATTGAGAAGGGAATCAGACAGATTACAGACAACATCGCATCCATTAACCTACGACTTGAAGAAATCCAAAAGATACAAAGCAAGGTCGACACTCTCAACAGACAAGTTGCACAAAAACAGAATGAAATATCTGCGTCTAATCAATACATCACAAAGATAAATGCAGAGATAGAAAAGTTAAGAACAGAAAATGTAACCGATGATAGTAGTAAGTTAAACAAAGAAGAAAAATCTTTGAAACATCATAATAAATCAAAAGAAGAATTGATTGATAAAAGGTCTTATTTTGAAATTGCACAATTACTATTACAAGATACTGGTATTAAAACTAAAATCATAAGACAGTATTTACCTATTATGAATAAGTTGATTAACAAGTATCTTGCATCGATGGACTTCTTTGTACAGTTTAATCTTGATGAAGGATTCAATGAGTCTATCAAGTCAAGATATCGTGATGCCTTTTCATATGCAAACTTTAGTGAAGGTGAAAAAATGAGAATTGACCTTGCACTATTATTTACATGGAGAGCAGTTGCAAAATTAAAAAATTCTGTTAACACAAATCTATTAGTACTAGATGAGGTTTTTGATAGTTCATTAGATGAGGGTGGAACAGAGGAGTTTTTAAAGATACTACATACTCTAGATGGTGATACAAATACTTTTATAATATCTCACAAGGGTGATGTATTAACAGAAAAGTTTAGACATACTATGACATTTGAAAAGGTAAAGAACTTTAGTAGAATAGTGGATAGTAAATAGGAGTTATTATGCAAAGAGAACCAACAGTTGAATTTAATGATTTTATAGGACACTATAAAGGATGGTTTAAAGAAGAAAATCTTGAACAGTTCTTTGAGTTTTGGGAACATGTTAGTCGAGTTACACCACCAATTATTCAAACTAGACAAGATGCAGAAGGAGCTCATCCATCTGTAAAAATGGATTTATCATGTGGACTAAATGTAGTTAGGTATGAAGACTCTGTAAGACACTTGAATTCAGATTTTGATGAGTTTTTAAAGTATTTAAATAACAATATCCTTGAACGATACAATGCAAGATATCCAGGCTTTGGTAGACCACTTGCAATTGAAGGTAAGATGCAAAAGACAGGCCCTGGCGAAGGATATCATGTGTGGCATAGTGAATTAGATACTATGGCAACTAAGAGAATTCTTGCATGGGGGTTATTTCTTAATGATGTAGAAGAGGGTGGAGAACTAGAATTCTTACATCAAGGAGTAAGATTTAAACCTAAAAGAGGAGACCTTGTTATTTGGCCTGCAAACTTTACACATTTACATAGAGGGAATCCACCTTTAAGTGGAGATAAGTATCTTGTCACTGGTTGGTATCAATATGTAAATCATAATCATGTTATATCAGATGAACAAGACCCAGCAGATTTCATGAGAGATTAGATGGAAGAAAGAGGAAAACATATAGAAGGTTTTTTAAAACCAGAAATGGTAGAGTTTCTAGTAAACTATATTAATTTATCTAAAAGAGTTTCTAAGACATCAAACACAAATAAATATTTAGAGGGTGATGGTCAATCACCAGATGCAAAATTTGTATCTTATGGTGATATTGCAATAGATGCTTTACTTGCAACATGTCTTCCAAAAATACAAGAGGTATGGGATAAACCATTATACCCATCATTTTCTTATATTAGAGAATACAAAGCTGGTACAGGATTAGACTTCCATCGTGATAGAATAGGTAGTGATGTAACTTGTTCAGTAAAATTAACAGGGCCACCATTTCCATTTGTTTTAATGAGGAGTGATGAACAATTCCCATCAGACCATTATACAATTAGTCATGGGGATGCATTAGTTTGGAATGGTAATCTATATACACATGGTCATGGTGATATTGTGACTCAAGAGGATGCAATACATCTTTTATTAATATGTACAGAATATGAAGACCAGATGTATGACAAAAGACCACACTTAGGATTACCACCAGAGACCAGAGAAGGTAAAGAAGGATATGATTATAAAGACCCTACATATGGTCATGATGAAACAAATGAATTTTTAACAACTAGGAATACAAATGACACTACTACATAAAAGTGACCCATTAATGAGAAAGACTATGCCTTTCTTTGATTTTGATAATCCACCAATAGACCCAATCGAACTAAAAAACGAAATGATTGATAGAATGTTTGAAGAGGGTGGAGTGGGATTAGCTGCAAATCAAATAGGATATGAGTATCGTGTATTTGTAATGAAGGGTGCAAACAAAGAACAATCTATGTTTTTTGTAAACCCAGAGATTATACAGTTTTCAGAAGAAACAGTTGTTATGGAAGAAGGATGTCTTACTGGTGGGTGTGAGGGAATCTTTGCAAACATTACAAGACCAGAAAAAATTGTTGCAAGATGGCAAGATGAACTTGGTGAAATTAGAGAATTAGATTTTAGTGGAATGACTGCAAGATGTTTTCAACATGAGTTAGACCACTTAAATGGTATTCTGTTTATAGACCACATGTCTAGAATAAAATATGAAAGAGCAGTGAAGAAAAAACAGAAAAGAGAAAAACAGTATGGAAGAATCAGAGAACAAATGTTATCAGTTGCCAGAGAATATCGTAGCAAAAATCCCCAATTGCCTAACGAAAGAGCAATGTCGGAAACTGATAAAGTATCATCAAGTTAACTTTAATTTAGTTACTCACGATGATGCAGCTGAACAATACAATGGTAGGAGAATACCATTTGTAAATATTCGTAATCTCGAAATCAAAAGAATCATGGCAGAGTATCAATACAAAGCCATATCAGAAATCTGGAAAGTCTATGGTGAAAGAGCATATCCAGAACAATCAGAACTTATGTGGTGGCCATCTGGAAAGGGTCAAGACATGCATATCGATGTCATGGCAAAACCACTATACGAAGTTCCAATAGAAACCAGAAAAGGAACTGCACTTGAATTCCTAGAAGATGAAGATGAGGTAATTAATGTAGTACCTTACACTGATTATGCATCTATATTGTATCTTAATGACAACTTTGAAGGTGGTGAAACATATTTTGAAGATGGCCAAGAATCTAAACCAGAAACAGGAACATGTATTATCTTCCAGAGTATGAAACACTTTCATGGTGTAAGACCAGCAAATGTAGATGGAACTGGTGAAGATAGAATGACAGCACCAATATGGTATACCACTCAAGCAGAAGAAATGGAACTCCAATCTCATGGTACGCAAGGTACTAACAAAGATGGTGGATGGAGAGATTTGATAAGAAATCCAAATCCAGAAACAGTCAATGTAGGAGTTAATTGTGAACCAATTAGAGAGTGGTGGGCAAAAGAGTTCAATATAAAGACTATTGACTCATAGGTACACAAAAGAATATAATACATCTTGTCGTGTGATTGAACTCCTCGTTTAGTTGGTTGTTAGAGGTTGAGAGGAGAAAGAACGAAGTGAGGATATCGTTTAAAATCTGTGAAATGACAAGACTCCAGCAGATATCCCCATAGTTCGAAATGATTCCAAGAAATCGATTGTAGTGGTCGTGGGATTTGGGTGAAAACGAAGTCACATTATGGTCACTGCCTATTGACCTAGATAAAATTCTGGTAAGGCCAGACTTGAAGGACTCGGTGATAGAATGGGGTAAAATACCCTAGAACAAATGGAGATAACACTACAAAGTTCTCATAGCTCAACAGGAGAGAGCAACAGTCTTCTAAACTGTAGGTTGTAGGTTCGAGTCCTACTGGGAACGCCAATTCAGTCAATGAGATAAACTTGTTGACACATAGGTACATTTTTTTATATAATACATACATGAGGTCAAATAATCAATTAAGAACACAGAAGGATTCTCTTGCAAGGTTACTTGCAACTGAGGATTTAGTTATAGAACACAAAAAAGTACCTACTGCATACTTTGAAGTTGATTCAAGGAAGTTAGTATGTCCTATTCTTAAAGAGGATATGAGTCCACAACTTTATGACTTGTTTATGGGTCATGAAGTTGGTCATGCACTTATTACTCCAGCAGATGGGTGGCATGATGCAGTTTCAGAAAAGGGTGCAAAATACAAAGGATATCTAAATGTCCTTGAAGATGTAAGAATTGAGAAACATATCAAAAATAAATATGCTGGTCTTAGAAGAATCTTCTATGATGCATATGGTGAATTACACAATGACTTAGACTTCTTTGGAGTTAAGGGTTACGATGTAAACAAACTTGCATTTATTGATAGAATCAATCTTTACTTCAAGATTGGTCACAAAATCATGATTGACTTCTGCCCAGAAGAACAAAAAATCATAAATCAAATAGACACTAAAATGGATACTTGGGAAAAGGTAGTCAAAGTTGCAGACTATCTTTATGAGTTATCTAAACTAGAAAATTTAGAACCACAAACTGATAAGTCAATGCAAACTGTTGAAACAGAAGAAGGTGATGGTGATACCATTCCTCAAGACTTTGATGAAAGAGAACAAGAAGAGGGTGAATCAGAAAACACACTAGGTGGTAATCAAGAATCAGAAAATGAGTCTGAGGAAGAATCAGAAGATGGTGCAAAAGGTACTGAATCTACTGATGAAGATGGTGATGAAGAATCAGAAGATTCTGATTCAGTTGGTGAAGGTGAGTCTGAAAAATCACAAAACCTAGATGGTGGTGAGTTTGGTGAAGAGGGTGGTCAAAGTGGTGATGCCCCAACTAGTGATACAGCACAAGAATCTATCACTGATAAAAATTTCAGAAACAATGAAGACAAACTTCATAAAGACTTAGATGAGTGGGATTCAGAACCATGTTACATGGAGTTCAACTCTAAAGATTACAAAGCATCTGATATTACAATTCCTTATAAAAAGATGATTGCAGATATCACTAGAACTATGGAAGATGGTAGAAAAGAATATGAACATTCTGTTGATACTCTTGCAAACTCTAAAGAATATACTGAGAAGTTTTTAGACCATAACAAAAATGTCATCAACTACATGGCAAAAGAATTTGATATGAGAAAAGCTGCAGATGCATACAAAAAGTCAATGTCTGCAAAAACTGGTGAACTGGATATGTCAAAAATCCACCAGTACCTAATTAAAGATGATATCTTTAAAAGAGCAACTATCGTGCCTGATGGAAAAAATCATGGTGTGATTATGTTGGTTGACTGGTCTGGGTCTATGTATGATGCAATCAGAGAGACTTATGAGCAATCAGTAGTTCTTACAATGTTCTGTAGAAGAGTTGGTATTCCTCACAGAGTATATGCATTTACTGATGCATGGAGAGAAGGTATTGATAGAGACATTTACAGAGAAGATGAAAAAGGTAAATTCAACTTCAACGATAGTCTAAGACTTATCGAGTTGTTCTCTGATAAAATGAACAAAAGAGATTTCAAAGAAGCTTGTGTTGTCATGAATGCACAACTTGAATCAATGTGTGGTGGTGGTTATTACAGAAGTAATCAAGGTGACAGATTTGAATCTGGGTATACTCATGATTACAACTATGCATTAGGTGGAACTCCTCTAGATGAGTCACTAATGTTCTTGAGAGACTACATTGCAGATTTCAAACACAACTACTCAATCGACAAGTTACAGTTTGTGACTCTAACTGATGGTGACAGTTTCAGAATGAATGGTTTCGATGGTTGGAGAAACGACCATCTGATTCACGATAGAAGAACCAAGTCTACTTTCGAGTACAACTCTAATGGTGGTAGAAATGGTACTAACAATCTTCTAAAATGGATTGAAAGAACTACTGGTGTTGATACTGTTGGATTCTTCATCTGCCCTAACAAGCACAGAGAGTTCGACCATGCAGTTGACAAGTTTGGTGGTGATTACTTCAACTGGGAAACTAAATCAGAAGGTTACAAGTTATTCAGAAGAGAAGGTGGATATGCAGTTCCAACTACTGAAAAAAGTGGATACAAAGAGTTCTACATTCTAAACAAAAAGAAAATGGGTATAGTTGCAGAAGATGACACTTTAGATGTTAAAGTGGGTGCAACTAAACAAGCTCTTAAAGGTGCAATGAAGAGAATGGGTAACAACAAAATGTCCCAAAGAAAAATTCTTCAACACTTCGTTAAGAAGGTTGCATGATGGGTACATATTTTGGTATAATACACATATGGTAAAAAATAATTCAAAAAGTGAGGTTAGTATGAATTTAAATGCAAATCATTACAGGTTCTTGGATGCCTGTTCAGAACAATATCCAAATCAAGTGGAGTTTTCTAAATCCACAGTTAGGAAAATTTGTGATACAGCAAATATTCCTTTTCCATCGTGGTTGATTAGAAAACCACAATTCAAAGCAGGTTATGGAACTTATTCCATTGAATCTGTTGTTCCTAATAACTATTCAGAACCAGTTGCACCAGTGATTGCAAATGTACAAACTGTTGAATCAGTTCCAGTACCAGTTGCAAATGTTGGTATGAATGTTCTCGATGAAAACATTTCAGTTATTCCATCAATCATGGATAACTATGTTCCTTTTGGTCACTTCAA